TGTCCAAATTTACTACATACATCTGCAAATATCTCTAATGCAGCTCCTATTATTACTAATGAAGTTGCTGAGCGTAATAATTTAGTCGGTTTAATCTGTTTCATCAGAAATTGAAATCCGGCAAACGCTAATAGCATTCCACTGATTCCCGATAAACCTTTTCCCAATTCAAGCCAACTATATTGTGATAACTCTCCACACACTGATGCCAATATTTTTAGAGCAGTAGCCATTATTACCATCTGAGCAGCTCCGCTCTTTAACTTCTTTCCATATTTGCCCATTGCAATTGCCGCTGATACGACTATAGCCATAAGTCCCAATATACCGGTTAGTCCAATCGCTAATTGGTTCCATTCGAGATCCGATATTTTTTTCAAGGCGCTCGCCAAAATCAGTACCGAGGTAGACATAGCAATCATTACACCTACTGATTTTAATGCACCTTTGCTTTTACCTGCTATTTTTTCGAATATTGCCATTGCTCCCATTAATTCTCCAAATAGAACAGTTATGGCTACCAATGCAGATGTCAAGCGTTTAGGGTCGATCATGGACAATACTAATAAGGAAGCTGCCAGCACTCCTATGGCTATTGCAATCTTTTTCAAAGTATCTGCCTTTACACTTTTTTGCAGACTCTCTAAAGAATCTTTTACAGTGCCAAATATGGATTTTATGTGATCTATTATACTGGTCGAATTGTCAAATGAGTCGGCAATACCGCTTATAAATTTCTTTATTTTCACAATAACAGTTGCTAATAAACCACCATTCACAATGTCTAAAAAAGATTTTATATCACCATTATGAAAAGCATCTTTAAAAGCATTGCCTATACCTTGAATAGTATTTGCAAGTGATGCTCTTACCCCAGATGTCATATTCCAAATATTTTTCAGAACATCGACGATATCTTTAAATCCGTGAATATCTATTTTATCACTTAAAACCGAAACAAATTCTTTGACTCGATCAATTGCTCCTCCTACAAAACCGATTACAGTATTGATTGCGTTCCCAAATATGTTAGTCTCTTTTATAGAATTATGTAACTTCGAAATCCATTCACCTACAGAACTCGATACGTTTAAAACGCTATCACCCAATCCTGTAAAATGACTAAACAATTGTACTATTGCTGATACGACATTTTTTATTATTGTAACTCCTATACCCAGTATAGAAAAGACACCTTTAAATACTGACTTTAATTTATTGGCTTGCTCTTCGCTTATTTTGAATTTTTCAGATAAACTTTTTATCTTTTCTGTCACCTTAACAAGTTGCTCAACTGTAATTGGCGGAAACACATCTGTGAAAGCCTCTTTTACAGAGTTTAAAATTGTAACAAGTCCTTCGAAGACATTTTTTACTGAATCAATTATCATCGTACGTCCGCCGGAATCTTTCCAACCTTGCAAAAGATTATTTCTTGCATCTGCGGATTGTTGAATCATATTACCTAACTGATCAGACACTGAAGTCCAAAGTGATTTTGCTTCTTCAAAGTCACCAATTAATATTTCCCATGTTTGCGTCCAACCTGATTGATTTGCTTCTTTTAAAGTGTCAATCAATTGAGTAAAAGTTTTTACCTTTGTTGCTGCATCATTAGCAGTTTGACCGAGTTTCATTATTTCTTGTGCCTGTTCCGCTGTATATCCCATAGATGTTAGCTGTTCTTCGGTCAAATCGCCAGTAAACTTAGATAGGGTTTCTGTCAATATTTCAGAAGATAACCACCCTTTTTGTAAGGTTTCTCTAAATGAGCCTTCATCTTTTATCATTTGATCTATGGCGATTCCATGTACACGAGCTGTTTCTTTTAAAGCATCCTGAAATACTTGTCCACCCATACCAGCATTAACAACTGAATTCCAGTCCTGCAATTTTACAGTTCCTGCAGCCAATGCCTGCGACAACTGATACATTGCTGTACTTGCTTGCTGTGAAGTCGATCCTGATACCGCAGCCAAATTAGCAATACCTTTAATTGCGGCAACAGAAGTATCCAAATCAACACCGGCAGCAGTAAAAGTACCTATATTACGTGTCATTTCCGTAAAGTTGTAAATAGTCATATCAGCATAATGGTTTAGTTCATCTAAAGCATTATTTACCTGTTCAAGGGTTGTACCCTTTGACGACGTATTAGCTAAAATGGTCTGAACAGCATTGATTTGAGTTTCATACTCTTGAAATCCCGATTTGGCAGCACTAATAAGTGAATTTGCAATACTCGTTCCCGCTTGCATTGCTGCATTCGTAAGATTTACTAATGCTGTTGTAGCCGCAACTTGCATCGCTGAAAATTTAACACCGACAGTATCTGTTTCATTACCAATATGTGAAAAAGTTACTTTATTTGCTGCGGATGTTATGTTTTCCAAGCCCGTTGCCACATCTTTTAATTTTAATTTTTCTTTAAGCTTGTCTAATGTGGACATACTTGTGGCAACATTTCTCTCAAAATTACGATTATCAAACCTCATTTCTGCAACTCTGCTATCAATTAACGTACTCATGAAGTGATAACCTCCCTCCATAATTCCGAAGCCAGTTGTTCGAAAATTGGTTGAATGGCAGGGTTTATATAATCTCTCCCTTGTACATATCCGCCATTACGAGTTCCATGACCATATTGCAATATAATAGCTATGGGTACTCCTTTATTTTCATTCGAATTATAAAACTCGATAGCAACCGATTCGCTGTTTTTTTTTACTTTATAAAACCACGAAGACGCAGTTTTACCAGAATTAATAGGGGTTGCTGATTTTAAAGCACTAACACCTTTTTGACCATATCGATTGAAAATATCTATTTTAAACACATTTTTTAATTTTCCAAAGTATTTATCTACCTTAGCAAAATCGCCCTTATGCCTAAAGCTTATAATTGACATTTTTTATTCACCCCTTTGAGTTGTATTTTTCTCGTCGTTTTGCATTTCTAACGGCATTTTCTTTCATAATTTCACTCTTACTCTTTTTTCTTGGTTTTCTGTTTTTTATTTCGAATATTTTTATAAGTGTGAACAAACGATTGATATGCCATTTTTGACACTCCATTGGTACATTAAAGGTTATCATTATATAATAAATAAGTTCACTTGTTAAAAATTCTCCTGTTCGACTTGACGGTTGAGTGTCGTGTATAACTGTAGCAGTCATAGGTGATTCGATATAGTTTCGTATGTCTGTTAGATTTTTCGACGTTAAACGATTATATACATCATCGCTTACATTCTGTGTAATTGTCATGCATTTTATATAATCTAAAGTTTCCTCATATGTCTTTTCTTTTTTTGATAGAAAAGGCACTTGCCATTTAGATTCCCATTTTGAAAGGGACACTAAAGAATGCTCCAACATCAATTTTTGCTCTTTTTTAGACACAATAAATTCTTCATGTTCTTCATCCCATCGTTCTTCAGCAGGTATAATTATTTGAAGCATTCTTCTTCCTCCCATTTATTTTCTTAATTATTGATATTGGTTCCGTCCATCAATGACTTTTGGTTAACCAGATTCGTTTTTTTACTGATTTCCGCCGGGACGATACCATTCATGAATTCGATAGCCTTATCGGTATCCGTAATGAATTCTATGAATAAATTTGAGTATGCTTCTGTTTGGCAAAATTCTTCGGTTATAGCCTCTGACTTGATAAATCTTTTTCCATCCGGGCTCTTTTGTCCGTATGATTTTCTGATAAAATCATCAAATACTTTCATCATCGTCGGCACATCATTGGCTTGAACGATTCTGGTTATCATTTCTGAGAAGCCGCCTCTTGTGCCCAATTCCATTTTCATAAGTTCCGCTGTAGTAAGATTAAACCAAAAATCTTCGGTTCTGCTTACTCCGTTATAATCTGTATAAGTTATAGTTTTTTTAATCATAATATTATTCTCCTTTCAAATAAAAAAATAAGGGACGGTTAATAGTCCGTCCCTTTAAATATGTTTTAGCCTACAATTGATGTATCAGTTGGTTTAAGAATTCCAATAATTTCTTCCGGCAATGGAAGTCTTGCTTCGGCATCAGCTGTACCGTAAAGAATATCTTCAATTGCTTTCATTATCTTTGGATCGGTCTTCGTGCTGTCAAATGTCATGATTGCGGTTGGTTTAAATGGATTACCATCTTCATCCACTCCTGGAATATCTACTGGTGTAGTAGAAATTTCCCAACTCATAGTAATCGCTTCAGGTGAATCATTGATTGTTGCATAGTTTTTCTCTGATGGTGTAGCCATACATCCATACACGATATGTAACTTGTATCCGTAATCGTTTCCATCTACGTCATTACCCAAAGTGGTAACATACGACAATCCAAACATCTTACGCTTTTGCTGACCGATTGTTACACCCGCAACTATTGACTTAGAACCATCGCACTCTGCAAATTCCTCAGGATACATATATGCCTCAAGTGTTGCCGCAAAATCCTCTGCAGACATAATATTCAAATACTTAATATCATCAGCATATATAGGTGTTGCTTCTGCTCCCGATGGGCTTTCTGTTACAGCGGTCAAACCGTTCCAAGGCACACCTTTTGGATATTGGGTAGCTCCTTGTTTGTCCTTTGACGCAGGATACAACACTCCCTTTTTTGTACCGGTTTCATATAGTCTTTCACCGATCTTATCCCATGTTAGTTTACTCATTCAAGTAGTCCTCCTTTTAATAATAAATTTTAAATATATCATGATTAAGGTTATCAGATACAAAATGTTGTTGCAATCTGCACAATGGTATATTAGCTAATTGCTTCGACACTTCGCTATCAGGATCCTTATCTATGACCGTTAATAAATATGCGTTATTCTGTTTATAAACGGCATCGTTTGCAAAACGATTTTTTATTTCGGTTCGTTCGTAAACTATAGCCGGATATTTCATTTTAACAGATTCCGGTGGTTGGAAATATACATTTCTACTGCCTAAAATCTCGCATAAAAACTCATGCAATTCATATCTAGTTTTCATTATATATACCTCCCACCGTTAAATTTAGTCGAGGGTACCTAACCTCAACATTTGTGATTTTCCATTTAGTACCCTCAAACTCGATATACTTCATTAAATGAAAATTATCTTTAGCAAATGAATCGGCTATAATGCTAAATTCATTAGCTATCGAAACATCATCGTTTACTTTATCCGATGTTTGAAATCTATAAGAATTTCTCAATAAATCCCCGTAATATTCATGTTCTATTATTTGATCCGTCCATACGCCGGGCTTAGTTTCCTGTGTCATAGCATAACCGATTTTCCCAAAGAATTTTGTCATTTTGAATTTCTCCTGTAATATCAGCCGACTATGTTGTGAGAATCAGCTGTCACATCTTCTTCAATTGCAATAGCCGAATAAACTCTTGTAAGAGCTCCTGAGCATCTTGTTTCAAGAAGTGATTTTTCCTGATTGAAGTCGATATCAAACTGTGTAAAATGAGTGACTTCTCCGCGCTTTGTAGCACCCAAAGAATAATCTACAAGATTTACAATAATGCCAAGAATTTTCTTCTTCTTAGAATCTGTAGTGGTTCTTGTCTTGCCTTCAAACTGCTCGGCTGTATAGATATCACCAACATTAAGTGCTGAAGCAAGCTCTGCTTTTGATGAGTAGATTCTTCTACCATTCATATCGCGAGCAAGTAACATAACATTCAACATGTGTGGCGTCACAAAGAAATCAGGTGTACCACTTCCTTTGTAGTTTTCTCTCGCATGAAGAACCGTATTAATAATTGCCTCTGCGTAAATATAGTTTTCTCCAAAACTAACACCCGTTCCAGTACCCTGAAGTTCCTTCTTAGCTTTATCAATATCAAGATCTACGTGAATTGTATATAGATCGTCATCTGTCCAAATCGGTCTGATTTTGTCTGATGCAATCTTATCATCAGCACCTTCGTCACGACCGTCTCCGAGCATCATTGCCGTAGCAAGTTCTTCGTTAAGCATTATTCTATCAATATCATATAGATATTTCACATAATCGAAATCTGTAATATCGATGATATCGTCTCGGTGAAGAGTATTCTTTACATATACAGTCTGCGGATCAGTTGTTCTTCTTACAAGTTTGAAGTTTCCTGCAAGAATCTTCTCTTTACCCTTCTTATAGCCCTTTGCTCTTAAATCATTAATCTTTCTTATATCGACTTGGCTGGTTCTTATTCTTGAGATAGGGCTCTTATGTACCTTACTCATAACAACCGAGATCCAATCCTGATCGTTTGTGATGAGTTCCGGCGCACCAGGACGAACTTCTTGATATTCAGGGAATAACATGGTTACATTACCTGTTCCGTTTTGAGCGAATCCACCACTCAAAGCGTCATGTTGCAACGCATTGTTATCGGCATAAATTTCTAGTGCCGTTTGCAGACTGCCGACTTGACTTGATTTAGCCAACTTAATAATGTCCTCTTGGGCGCTATGCGATAGATAATCCTGTTTTCTTTCATCGTTATCAAATACGTTATGCTTCATATTTCCGTCTCCTTTTTTATCGTCATCGTCGTTTTCGTTTTTATTCGCGTCTTCCAACGCCATTCCAATAAGTGCATACACAACTTCTTGTTGTTCTTCTGTTAATTCATTAAAAACTTCTTGAATATTTTTTTCTTTTTTTCTTTTTTTTTCTTTTTTCTCGTTATCATCTCCATTTTCTTTTTGTTGGTCTAATTCTTCCTTGTTCATTTTGTTTCCCCCGCTTTCTTTTTCGCTTGAATGATAGATCACAAGTGCATTTTCGTCATAATTTGCCCATAATCCATCGTCCTCATCTTCACCATGAGCCATAACGAAGTCGATATACGCCCCTGGATTAGATCCCGCCAGCACGAGACTTAGTTCTTTTATAGAACCATGTATCACGTCGCCACCGACTTGCTTCAGTTTATTAGCATAAATTGATAACGACCTTACATCGCCGTTATGTACTAGTTGTTTTGCATGCTCGCCTTCCTCTGTATCATTAAATGTACAATAGGCGTATACACCATCTTTGCGATTCTCTAATAAAGCATGTCCTAAAACCGCCTGTGAATCTTTATGGTTATGGTTCCAAATCAAAGGAACCGTTGCTCCGTCGTTATCTTTGAACGCATCTTTTCGGATGGTTCTACCATCTTCGCATAATAAATCATTTCTAGTGGCATAACCACTAAAATCATAATTATTCATTTTGATTTTCTCCTTCCTTTTCTTGTTGTACTAATGGCTTATTTTCATTAAGCATTTCTGGCGATTGGTTGATGTTACTATTGATTAGCATATCTGCTTTCGGATCGTCAGAAGGTTTCATACCTATAATTTGTCGCATTTCATTCGAAGTCAATATTTCATTTCGAGTAAGCTTATCTGCAATTTCTGCCAAATCAGATACCGGTACAAGCTTAAATGGATCCCTATAATAACGTATGGATTGTCCTTGTGTTCTTGCTGTTTTTGTAAGAAATTTTCGTTTCATTTCATCCGCAACAGCAGCAACCATAGGTTCTATAGTGCGAGAATAATAATTCAACATAGTCTTATCATCAGCAGTACCATCCATGATAGTTTGAGTTATTCCTAACTGGCTATATAGCATACTCGTCAAATACTCAATCTGTTTCATTAGATTATTTTCCACCGAACGATTTAACTGTGTTATTTTTTCTGTGCCATCTGTATAAGCAATACCATATTTAGAACCTGATAATTGTTCTTCTATGTCTTTACGACGTTCCTCAGCTTGTTTTTTTCGTGCTTCGGTTTTTATTACATACGGCAATTGGATTATTAAGTCTAATTTTCCAGAACTGGCTTGTTCGTCTACTCCGTCTAATAAAGACAATTTCCTTATCAAGCGTTGCATTGTCGAATTAGGCTCATTTATAACTGCGTATAAAGGATTCTCCACGATGCCTATATTTTTTTTAGCTAACCATATATCCTCTTTCCTTCCGGATATTTCGTTATACAATCTAACTTTTACTGAATCAGTTCTCCAATCAATTATTTGTCCGGTACGCATTGATAAAATATCGTATGAATTACTAATATTCGGATCAAGCGTAGTATCTACCGGAACAATAGCAACACATCCTTCGTCCAACAATGATGAGTATATATCCTGCATGAATGCTCTGGCTGTTTGATCAATATTGGCTTCTAGTGTCAAACAGTTATTAAGACTGGAATCCATCATTTCTGTATAACGATCATTCGCGTCTAACCGAACATGTTTTATATCTATAGATGCCGCATCCATAGATATTCGGTTATATATCGATGTCGCTATGGAACGTTCGTTGCGTCCTGAGAATCTAGCTCTATCCGGTCGATACGAATATGTATTTATTTGAGGTTTATATACCACAGTTGGATCTTTGTTCATAAAAGCGTTCCAGCCATGCTGGAGTCTACTAAATATATTCACTCTAAATTCCTCCCTTTATTTTTAAATAAAAAAAAAGCTGCTATTAGCAGCACTTAATAAGCGAGTAAAATATTATTCGAATGCTTCTCTATTTATCTTGAATGCGACAAAAGCATCCATCATAGCTGCAACAGCATCGATTTTTTCCTCGTATCTTTTTTTCAAAAGTTTTCTATTACCGTTAGTGTCTTCCATGACTATACTATTTCCCATTGCCCATGACATGAGTTCTTCGTCGAATAACAACAAACGTTCCTCGGCTAGTTTTTTTAATTCGCCCAGTGGAACCGATTCCGTTTTTACACCCTGAATTACTTTTTCGATTCCATAAGGACCATTTTCGGTAGTCCATCTGGCAATAAACTCTTTTGCGTTATATGGATCGAATCCGAGACAACAAACATCGTATTCGTTTTCTGCTATAAATTTATCCAAATCTTCATAAACTTCCATCATATCAAGTACAACGCCTGGCAATACGGCCAAGCTACCTTCATTAATAAATTGTTCGTATTTTGCACGCATTGCTTGTGGTAATTTCATCAATTTTATTTCGGAAATATAGTTTCGAGTTTTAACTCCAAAACGTCCATTACCTAACGGGAATAAAAAAGTAAACGCGCAAAAATCATCACCTTGTGATAGGTCAGCACCTAATGCGCACGACAACTGCCAATACTCCCTTTTTCTATGCGGAATAGTCTCTTCGTATGTAAAATAATAGGTGTATCCCTCCATAGGTAACCCAAAACGCTTTGCCAAAATATCATTTCTGGCTGATGGTGCTTTTTCGGCTCGTTCTACATCTATTTGATATGCTTCATAACTGACAGTCTTTCCTAAATTAGGATTAGCCTTTAGCCACATATCGGGATTTGAAACCTCGTCAACCGAATCTAATTTATACCACCAAATCGAAACATGCGGATTGACATATTCACCTTTTAGAATGTCCATCAATTCCATTTTGATTGTATCGCCCGGTCCATTACGAACGGTTCCCTCTGAGCTTACAGCTATTATTAAGTAATCGTCATTTTTAGAAGCACCTTGTTCAAGCGCACCTATAACATCTTCGCGAACATCTCCCGATAGCCATTCGTCGACAGTATTTATTCGGCTATTTAAGCCTTGAAGCTTATCTATTGACATTGGTCGAATTTCAACTAACGAACCTGTCAGAAAATTTTCTACTCCTTTTTTGGTCGAGGCTAATTTCATTCTGTTCGCTTTTGAACCGGTTGTATTTTGTAACGAACCCTCAGTTAAAAATTTAAATAAAGGACCACGTGCTCTCATAATAGCAGTCCTCATTGGTGCTAACACTTCTTCAGCTTGTCTCATAGTCGGGGATGTATGCACTTGATGTGTTGTTGATGTGTCAACATTCAAATAGTATTCGTGCATATAGGATTCATATTGTGATTTTGCAGCGCCTCTGCCGACTATTAAAAATTGCTTGTTAATCAGTCTCTTTTTCACAGTTTTATGAACATAATGACCTCCATGTCCATCAGGATTTGGTTCGTATACATCTTTATCCACGAAATAATACCATCCGAAAACTTGCTCTCCCCATAATTTAAATGATTCAAGCAATGTTAAATCAGAACCGTCAGTTAGAGTTAATTCTGCCTCGCAAAACTTTATCCAGCCCTCAACTGCCTGATCGTCATAATATATTCCGGGATTCGCAATAAGATCGTCTATCCTATACATCTCCATGCCGACTTCTTTGCATACCGGTATTTCTCCCCTAATTACAGCATCTCTAAACATACCGTAATATTTAGGTACAGCAGTATTCGACAATGCCATAAACGTTCACTCCTTATTACTATCCCTTTAATTCCTTAATTGCAAGAGCTATTCCGAGTGCTGAACTGCCTACACCCAAAACAGTTCCGCCTATTTCTAGGGCATCTTCTACATAACGTCGTCCTTTTGATATTTTTTCTTTTTTATTAAACAAACGTTTATACTGTTGCTCTAGATTTTCTCTTTCAATCTTTTCACGAAGTTGCTGATTTGTCATGTTTTTTAGATTCATTTCATTCGAACTATGTCGTGATCTTGTATTTTGTTCTATATTCTTTGCCTGTTTTAATAAATCAGAAGATGTATCAACAACTCTTCTAGCTCTATTTAGATCCTCTTTAACCCAACGTTTCGGGTCTGGTCCGTCTATTCTGATCCGATTATCTTTTTTTTTAGAATTATTTTCTCTTACATCTCGGTCATATCTATTTTTGCCGGCGTTAGTAAGACTACCGTCTTTGTTCTGATAACGCCTTACACCCCACTTCATTCCTAAGATTCCGTGATGATATAGTTGATCATCTATCATGAATATCATCTCCTTCCTTGACTATTCAAAACTTTTAGAAATATTAAGTCGAAACTCGAGTTCGTTTATGGTTCTGTTAAACGACTCCATAACAGCATTACTTGATGGTGGATCGAACAGCATCCGTACTTTTAATTGAACATATGTTTTTACCAATTCCAATGTTGCGTCTTCATCAGATATGTAATCAGACCATTTTGCAGTTTTATCGTGTATAGAAAAACCTTTATCAGGTCCAACTCCTAATTGAGCAAGTATAGAAAAAGTAGAATTAATGTGAGTTATTATATCGATATCGAAATGCTCGTATTCCTCTGATATGCCCAACATTTTTTTTATAGTAGTTAATATGCTATCTGTCATGCCAATCACCTTTTGTGTTGAGATCTATGTAATTTTTCATACAATAACCGACAGATCCAAATTCAGTTTCCACATAAGCCCATTCGTCATTAGTGATATTTTCATCAACGATAACTCTTGTGTGTTTTGGCAACTCTGATATTATTCTACTATCAACATACGGTTCCTCTCTTAACCTTAACTTATCGCATCCGCATACAATTCCGTATGTTATTTTATCTTCCGGCTCATCAACCGTTGTTTCTACGCAATCCGAGTTTTCATCATACAAAATTTCTTTTTCAAGAACTTCCTCTGGTATTTTATTGTTTTTACTCATTTTGATTTTCTCCTTTTTTATTATTTCCACGGACATGTATCGTTTTTAGTACGAACCTTAGGTGTACATATTAATAAACTTTCATCTCCGTAATGTATAGCATTATGGGTATCGTTTGTGGTGCATACAACATTCTCTAAATCAAACACGCATGGATTACGATTAATAATGTCATCTCTACTTATAGGATTAATATGATGTATCGTTATCGGTCCATATATTTCATACCCAATCGTAGCAAGATCGCACCCACAATCTCTGATTATAACCTTATCTCTGAATCTCATCCATTCAGCTGAATGATAGAGTGCTTGATTTATATATCTATCAAACCCAAATGTTTCCTTTCCGACATATCCGTTCAATTGAAGATACTTAAATCTATCTATGTATCTGTCAAACGTTATCAATTCAGAATATGTTTTAATCATCGCTATCATCTCGTCCGCTATAGCCTTTTAAAGCATTCATTGCGTTTTCGTATAATTCTTCTATTCTTTGAGCAGAATGAAGATTCTCCGTCTTGGCGGTTATTAAATCTTTTTGTTTTTCAAGTATCTCTCGTTCCAACTTCTCTTTTGTTGAAGCTAGCTTAAGAAAGTGAGAAATGACTTGAGACGATGCTGTTCCATCTCTCAATTGCTGTTCAGCAAGATCTACTGCCAAAGATATAAGTTGATTTTCCCTCGCTTCCGGCGAAGTTGCAACTCTATTTTTCTTGGCATTTGGAATAGCGTTTGTTTTTTTTATTTTAGCCATACTTTGGTCATCCTTTCTGAAAGATTGGTATTATAAGATTATCGTTCTTACGTAGTTTTCATGTAGCACTCAAAGAGGTTCATAAAGTTATATGACTCTATTCGCCGAAAGGAGTTAAGCGCGATCCAAAAACAAACAAAAACCAACACCGCATCAACAACCTTATGAACCTTTTAGAATACTACATGAAAATATAAAACGTTTTTTAAAAATTGCCCCCGGAGAATTTTCAAGGAGGCAGGCGATGAGGGAGG